TTCCCCATTCAAACTCAACATCTAAATCAGAAAACCCATTTGCCTCTAATACTCTGCTCAATATTTGGTTCTCAATTATCTTTTCTAACTCTGCTTGAATAGATTGTATCCTTCTTTGGAATGCTTCCATTTGTACTCTCGCCAATCCTTCTGGAATGTTCCCTTTACCCAACAATACTGCTGGAATCTGGAAAGAATAAATAAGCATCTCTAAATCGTTCTCTAATATCGCCTGGAACTTCTCTCCCATATTACCAAAGTCAATTACCTTAAAATTTACTAATGCATCTGTAGTCCATTCAGTTTTATTAGACATTGTTTCCATATCTTTTCCGAATGATGCAACATCTTCTGGTTTAGGAAGAATCTTAGTATCACCATTAATATATCCTATCTGAGCATGAAGTGGAGCGTTTGCTTTTCTATCCATTAATACATGTTGCGACTTTTGTTGTGATAACCAATCATCTATTAACTTCAATGATGAATATCCAATACCTAATCCATAAGCGCAATCACCAATAATATTAAATGGAGCATGTGCAACTTGGTCTGGGTTGAATCCAATAACCTTTTCTTTTGCAAACTTATTGAATGCTCCTTTATATTGATTATAATTTAAAATCTTTCCCTTACTATCTCGATTAACATACATATAATTTGCATTGAGTAATTTCAGTCCTTCAACTCCTTTTTCTTTACTACCACCAATCTCTAAATATCCATTTCCTTTAATCAATGCTTCTTTTGTCCATTGTCTTAATAATGTATCAAAATTAACATCCTTCATAAAGTCTTCAAGAATCTTCTTTGCCCTTTCATCATCAATTGTAATATAGAATCCAGGACCAACAACAAAATCAACATATTTATCAATAACAGCTGAAAAGAATCCGAACTTCTTATAAAGCTCTTCCATCATCTTAAAATCAAAAGGATGTTCCTCACCTAAATCTGTTGGAAATTTAACTTTCTTGTTTTCAACTTCTCCTTTAAACTGCTCATTAAGTTTTCCAACTACTGTTTCTCCAAAATAAGCACTAGGCTTCTGAGGAATTGAAACTGTTGATACTTCATTAACTTTATTATTAAACGGCCACATAATAATAATATTAACAAATAATTATTTTTAAATTATTTATTTTAAATTATATAATTAAAAAATCCTCTTACCACCGAAAGCATAGGAATCTTCTTTAGCAGCCCAAAGGGCAAGAACAGCAGAATCCGGATAATCATCGTGACCTCCTTCCGCGTGGTGAATCTTTGTATTACCAGAACTCGTAAGCTCATATCGCAAATCTGATATTTCATAAAACATTCGCTTAATCATTGGAAACTTTAACTTACCTTGCTCCATAATTTTCTTCATATTTGAGTACATATTCTCTTTCGACTTAACTGTAAATGTAACGCCTTGAATCCGATTACCAAACTCTTCTTCTAACATATCAGTAGGTCCAGCACCAATCCCTGTCTCATCTAAACACATCTTTAAAAAATCAAATTGAGCATCTAATTGTTTAATCCTACCAATTGCTACTGTTAATTTTTTATGTTTAATCTCTTCAACATACGCTAATCTAATATCATCTGCTCTTTTCTCATATATGGATAATATAGTTGTATCCTCACCAAGTCTAGCAAAATCTGCACCAAGATAATATTGACAATACTTATGATTAATAGAAAAGTGAGTACATCCTTCTTCCCATAATTCATAATCAACAATGCAATCTTCTATCAACTCTTGTTTAAAGTAACAATCCGAATCTTCAATAAACTGAGCCTCATATTCTGTTTTAAATTCCAATTCAGTTAAATTATTCTTCTGTTCATTAATAAACTCTTCACCATATTGTCCAGCTCGCAATCCTTCTTTATAATCAACATGAAATAACTTATACTTTGTTTCTCTTCCGAAACAACTCTGCCAGAAATTGTTCTTACCTTTTGGTGTACCAATCTTAATAACCTGACCATGTGGTTTTGAAGCAATCATCGGCATAACAACTTCATTAACAATACTATCCTTCATCATTCCGCATTCTTCCAGAATAACAATATCTCCTGTAAATCCTTTAATCGAACCACCATCATGTCCACTTGGCAAAGATATAATCCTCGAACCATTAACAAGTTTTAATTCAGTTTGAGTGGATTGTGTAACAAAATTAGAAAGAAGACTACTTCGTTCAATAACATCTCTTATCTTCAAATACAATTCACTCGATTGTCTTTGTTTTGGAGAAATAATAATAATTGTTGTATTGGGTCTAGTTAATAAAACAAAATTACAATAATTAGCAATAGCAGTAGACTTACCTAACTGTCTTGCCCATAATGCTGCAACTCGACTTTCATAACAACATGCAGTTAGAAATGCTTCTTGATATTCATGAGGTTCAAAATCAAAGAAACATTTTACAAAATCAATAATCTCATGGACCATCTTCTATTTTAATAATTTCTTTTCTCTTTTCTCTCCATTTATCAATAATCGTATCGAGCTGAACATCAACATTTAAGTTAATATTCTTACTTTTTGCTCCATGAATTGCAGTATGCGCTTGAACCATTTTACCAATTAACTCAACTTTCGTTCTCTGAGTTAATGTTTCGTTTTTTAACATATCTCCGATAATACTAGCAATCTGTAATGCAGATACTTCTGGGTTCCTTACTATTTCCAAATACTTCTTTTCAAGATTCTCTGGTTTCGTCCATTTTAAAGCCTTTATTCTATTAGCTGTTGTTTTCTTAACTGATTTTGCTCTTCCACCTCTTGCAGTAATCTCTTTAAAGTCGGGTCTAGTTGAAATGTCTATTAAATCTTCTTTTGACATATACTTAGTTTATACTTAGTAATATATATTTATCTATATACTATTAACTATTCCTCCTTCTTCTTCTTTTTATACATAGCCGCATACTCATTATTTGGAACTGAAACTGCAATCTTTTCACCTCTCTCTTTACAAACATAAGTTAATGTATGTCCCATAATAACTTGAGTCCTTGAACCTTCAATAACTTTATCTCTATAGTCTTCTTGGTCTTCATCTAACTCAAATCTATTAGGATTTCCATATTCTTCTAACTTTTCATCTGATATATCAATCTTAATTTCATCAACTTTAACAAATCCATTTTTTCTTGCACTCTCTCGTTCTGCAACATCCAACTTGTCTCTAAAATCCATTCTTGCACATCTAAGATCAAAAGGTTTAAACTTCTTGTTGTATTCCAAATTCTTCTCAGCTAACTTTTTATTGAATAAATCAATAGCAGTTACTGTACCTACTTCAATATAATCTTTTACCATTATTCTTTTACCTCCTTCTCAGTTTCTGTAACATCCTCTTTAATATCCACACCATTTCTGATTTGGTCTTGAAGAATTGATAATTTTTTCTTAACAACTTCTAATGATTGGCCATATTCGTTTTCATGTTGTCTAAACTCTCTAAGATTCTTTTGATGATTCATCTCTAATCCTTTTTCTAACATTAATTTATAATATTCTAACTGATATTCAATCCATTGTTGTTCGTGTTTGATATTAGCTAAACTTTTTGTTGCCATCATTAATTCGTCGCCATTTAATTTTCTTTTCATATCTTTTTTACCTCCTTTTCAACAAATTGATTATAATCTTTTTTAAATTTAATATATTCATCTAATTTTGCTTGAACAAATTTTGATAACTTAAATGATTGTTCATTTATTAAGAAATCTTCTTGGTCTTTTCTAATCGTAATGCACTTTGGTGTCATTCTGTTCTCTTCCATAAATAGATATATACTTATTTATTTATAAATATAATTAAGTATATTATATAATTAACTATTCCTTACCATACGGACATTTGTCTATTGGAAATTTATATTTGCACATTGTAGTATCCAAACAACAAATTCCTCTAAGTGAATCATCTTCTAAAAATATTGGTTGTCTTAATCTTCCACATTTTATATTATCAATTCCAACTTTATAATCGTCAGCAATCTTATTTAGTTTATTATAATCAACATATTCTGTCTTGTCTAGTTTAACTTTCTTATGTCTCTTTCCAATTTCTAAGATTTGTCTTAGTCTTGATTCTTTTCTTTTTGTTTTTTTACTCATCTTCTAATACCATATCAGCCAAACTCTTTGAATCATCTCGACCCTCAGCTAATAATAAATTTAATTGATGTTCATAAATAATATTTGTATACTTTTTTCCATCAAGTTCATAAGTAAAGTTCATAATTGGATTAAGTATCTCGTATTTAAAAATATTTCCATTTCTGAATAATTGATAAATGTCTTCATGATTCAGTTCTGTTGTTTTGATTTCTTTCATTGTGGCTATAAAGTGGTTCCTTAAGTTCTTTTAAACTCCATTAATGGGTTTTAAACCCAATGGAACCATAAGCTCGGTCTTTCCCCTTGATTTCCTGTGGAAAATAAAATAATAAAAAATTAATAATTTTTATATGTTTTTTATAATATAACTTAATTTTTTAAATATATCTATTAATATTCTAATGAAGTTATTCCTCCA